GTTTCTAACAACGAATTTATTATCTATGAATAACAATATACATCTATTAGAATTAAGCGCATACGAAGCACCTGTGATAACAGAGAGCAGTCGTAACGATTGGATTGAATACGGCACGGATAACAACTACTATCAGTACCTTATTGATATGTATACCAATAGCACAACCAACAACGCTATTATAAACAACATTAACAGATTGGTTTATGGTAGGGGTTTAAGTGCTACAAACGCAAATAAGAAGCCAAATGAATACGCTTCTATGATGGCTTTATTCGCAAAGCAAGATGTTCGCAGAATGGTTACAGACTTAAAGCTTCTAGGACAATGTGCAATGCAGGTAATTTATTCTAAGGATAGAAAACGTATTGTAAACGTTCATCATATACCTGTACAATTATTACGCCCCGAAAAATGTAACGAAGATGGAAAAATCGAAGCTTACTATTATTCAGATAATTGGCAAGAAGTTAGAAAATTTCCACCTAAAAGAATTAGTGCTTTTGGATGTTCTAAAGATGGAATAGAAATTCTTTTCGTAAAGCCTTATTCTGTAGGTTTAAAATATTTCGCTTTAGTTGATTATGTTGGTGGTTTACCTTATTGTGGATTGGAAGAAGATATAAGCGCATATCTAATTAACGAGGTTAACAACGGTTTCAGCGGACGAACGGTAGTAAATTTCAACAACGGAATACCTAGCGAAGACCAGCAGCATATGATTAAAAACAAGATGCTAAATACTTTAACAGGAACGGAAGGCGAAAAAATGATTGTAGCATTTAACAACAATGCCGAATCTAAAACAACCGTTGATGCGATGCCTGTAAATGACGCACCAGACTTGTATGCAACTTTAAGCGAAGAATGCTTAAGAAAGATAATGTTGGCGCACAATGTGACTTCACCGCTATTATTTGGAATTGCAAGCAGTAACGGCTTTTCTTCTAATTCCGATGAATTACAGGATTCATTTGCACTTTTTCAAAATATGGTAATTAAACCAATGCAGGAAATGCTAATAGATGCATTTGATGAAATACTAGCATATAATGATATAAGCCTAAACCTATACTTCAAGACTTTAAAGCCTTTAGAATTTATAGATATAGAAACACCGATAAGCAACGAAGAACTAGAAGAAGAAACAGGCGTAGAACTAAGCGCAGACGATGCAGGCGCAGAATTAATTGCTTTAGGTGAAGATATAAACGAAGATTGGCTATTAATAGACGAACACGAAGTAGACTATGACTTAGACGAAGAAGAAAACACATTGCTATCTAAGGAAATTAAGCTAAGTTTTAAAGATAAAATTGTAAACCTAGTTTCTACAGGTTACGCATCGCCAAATTCAAAAAGTGAACAAGACGAAATTATAGATGGAATACAATTTATAACTAGATATGTTTTTGCAGGTGGTATGAATGGAGGTAAAACAAACCAAGTTAGGTCTTTCTGTAAGAATATGGTTAACGCTAAAAAGATTTATCGAAAAGAAGACATCGTAAGAATGGAGCAAAAACCTGTCAATAGAGGATGGGGACCAAAAGGAAGTAATTTCTATTCAATATGGTTATACAAAGGCGGTGGAAACTGCTACCATCGATGGAATAAGCAAATATATGTATCGTTTGCAGGAACTAAAATAGACGTAAAGAGCAAGCAAGCGAAACGAATCGCAGGTGCTAAAGCTGCTAAGTACGGTTATGTAATAGATAACGATTTCAAGGTTTCTAAAAGACCTATAGAAATGAAGAATAGAGGTTTTTTACCAAGCAATAAAGAACAATAACAAATGAAAGCATTATTAATTTCAAGAAATGACGTTGTAAGGTTTACGTCAATCAACGGAAACGTTGACGTAGATAAATTTATTCAGTATGTTTCTATCGCACAGGACATTCACATACAGGGAATGTTAGGAACTAAGCTTTTACAAAAGATACAAGCAGACATTATTGCGGATTCTTTAGCAGACCCCTATTTAAACCTACTTACCGAATACATAAAGCCAACTTTAATACACGCCAGTATGCTCGAATACCTGCCTTTTGCGGCTATCACAATTGCCAACAAAGGTGTATATAAACACGGAGCAGAAAATAGCGAAACAGTAAGCAAAGACGAAATAGACTATTTGGTAGAACGTGAAAGAAAGACTTACGACCATTACAAAGAAAGGTTTATAGATTATATTTGTGAAAACAGTACGTTGTTTCCAGAATACAATTCAAATAGCGGAAGTCAATTGCCGCCAAATACTTACAACAACTTTACAGGCTGGGTTTTATGAAAAAATACAAACCAAAAGAAAAGAACGTTAAAAGATTACAAATTTATTTAAAAAAATACTATGGCAGATATTCGGATAAGTCAACTACCTGCAAAGGCGGCTAATTTACAAGCAACAGATTTATACGTTGTGGCTATTGTAGACGCTTCAAGTGCTACAGGTTATACTACTAAATACGTCACAGGACAAGAAATCATTAACGGTGTAGGCGCTCTTTCTTCTGTAAATCTATACAATACAAACGGAACTTTAACAAGCGACAGAGAAGTAGAAATGGCGGGTAATGGTTTTAGCTTTAAGCAAGGCGGAACTACTATTCTTACGTTATTATCTAACGGTCAGTTATCTTTTGGCGGTGTTACTTATCCTGCGGCAGATGGCACTACAGGTCAAGTTTTAACTACAAACGGTGCAGGAGTTGCTTCTTGGTCTACGCCTAGCGCATCGGAATACTTTAAAGCAGAAATTTTAATTAATAGCGGTTCTATTTCGGCAAGTAATTCAGACCAAGCCGTGATAGGATTGACGTATACAATACCAAGCGGAAAGAATGGAGATTATGTTATTTACGCAGTTATAAGTGCTGACATCGATAATAGCGATATGAAGCCAATGGCTTTAATGATTTATAAAAACGGAGTTAAAGAATCAAATTCTGTCACTATGGACTTCGCAAAGAAAAACGAAAACCAAAGTGTACAATTGACTTTCGCTATGGATGGTTTAGTAGCAACTGACGTTGTTGCAATTTATGTAAATAATGACAATGAGGATATTAACGATATAATAGTTGGAAGAATATTAGCACAAAAATTTGTATAATGTCTGAATGTTTAAAATGTATAAATAGTGCTTGTTGCAAATTAGAAGTAGAGGTAGACAGAAACGAATACGAAAAATTTGAAAAAAAAGGTTTAGGCGATTATTTTAAAACAAGAACCGAAGATTTTTTAAAGAAGAATGAAAAGTACAGAATACAAAAACAGTATTTCGATGAAATGTACAAGGATAACTATGCGAAATTAATTAAAGGAATTGACGGTTTATGCGTTATGTTAGACCGAAAAACTATGTTATGCAGCATATACAAAGACAGACCAAAAGTATGCAAAGACTATAAAATAAAAAGCTGCGTAAATATTAAAAATATAAAAAAATGAGTGTAACAAACGGATGGGGGCAAGGCGCAAAAGACAACACTATAGAGTGGGGACAAGGTGCTTCAGACAACACAATAAGTTGGGGTAAATCGCAAACTGTAAGCGCAGCAGGAGATACTAACATTACAGGAAGTGGAGGAACACCTGCGTTTTCGAATGTATATTCGTTTGATTTTGATGGTGTAGACGATACTTTTGCAGTAAAAAGCGCAAGTGCCTACGCATTTACAGGTGACTTTACGATTATGGCTTGGGTTAAAGTTGATGCAATAGGTAACAACCATTATATCATTGACACAAGTACAAGTGCAAGTTTTGGTAATGGCTATTCTTTTAGGGTTCGCACAGATGGAAAAATTAGATTTTGGAGTTACAACGCTTCGCAAACAGGATTAAATAGCGCAACTGCATTAAGTGCTGGTACTTGGTATCATATTGCTTGTGTTCATACATCTACACAAAATAAGATATACATAAACGGAAGTTTAGACGCTACAGTAAATTGGAGTACAGGACATTCTACTAGCAACACGACAAATTTGAAAATTGCAAGTAGTAACGTATTAAACGGATTTACAAACGGACACATTGACGAAGTAGCTTTTTTTAATACAGACCAAAGCGCAAACATTGGTGCAATTTATAATAGCGGAACACCTACGGACTTAACTTCATACGCACCTTTAGGATGGTTTAGAATGGGTGACAATGCCGCCTTTACAAGTGGTATTGATATTTGGACTATGACAAGCGTAGGAAGCCAAACAAATACGGCAATAAGTGCAAATATGTTAGAAGCTTCAAGAACAACAGACGTACCAACATAAAAAATAAAAAAAAATGAGTTTAAAAATATCAGACGTATACGCACCAATTAACATTTCAGATTTACCTTTAATTGATTTTTCACAGATTGGAGAAACTGACGAAAACACGATAAGAAAAAGTTTAGATTTAACGGAGTTTATAATTAAGTATAACACATTACCTACTTTTATCGTAGATGGTTCTATTGTGCCTTTACAGATAATGACACACGATGAAGCGTTAGTTCTTATGAATTCATTAGCTTGGTCTGAAGATATTGACGATTTAGAAAGTGAGAACCAAATAGAACAAGACGTAAACAATAAACAAAACAACGCTTAAAAATAATGCATACTAATATACTAGCGGTTCTTTATTTTATTAGCGGATATACTGCTGCGTTCTTTATGGTGGTGGCTACAGAATACCACGTAAAAGCTTTTGGTGTATTTCTCTTAATTTACATAACTTACATACTTGTACAACAACTTGAAGAATGAAAACGCAGTTACTACTTCTGACAACTAAACTACAAACCTATTCAATTCAACTAATGGCAATTGTTTCTTCTTTCTTTTTGCCTATAAGTGGCATTTTAATTTTAATCGGTGTTTCTGTAATTCTTGACACATTAACAGGAGTATGGAAATCTTACAAGCTGAAAACCAAAGTAACAAGCAGAAAACTTAGTGCAGTTATTTCTAAGATTCTACTTTATGAAGTTACTGTAATGCTTTTCTATTTGATAGATTACTACATTTTAAACGATATAGTGTTGACATTTTTTAGCGTTTCATTGTTGACTACTAAAATATTGGCTTTAGTTTTAGTATCAATCGAAGTAATCAGTATAAACGAAAATGTAAAAAAAGTAAAAGGTTTGGATATTTGGACTGCCTTAAAAAACCTGTTTGCTAGAGCAAAAGAAGTAACCCAAGACTTCAAAGACATTAGCAAAAATGAGTAGACTGGAAATCTATTTGTTTTTCTTGCTTGCTTGTCTATGGGTTTTTAGTATTCATAAGATAACTAAACAATGAGAAAAATAGATAAGATTATAATCCATTGCAGCGCAACACCCCAAAACAGAGAAGTAAGCGTAAAAACTATTCGGAAATGGCATTTACAAAGAAGGTTCTCAGATATCGGATATCATTACGTTATACATCTTGACGGAAAAATATCTAACGGAAGACCGATAGAAAAAAACGGAGCGCATTGCTCATATAACAATATCGGCAGTATTGGAATTTGCTATATTGGTGGAATGGATAAGGCAATGAAGAAATCTAAAGACACAAGAACACAATCACAAAAGGATTCACTTATAAAGCTTATGCACGAATTAATCTACAAATACAATAAGGATATGACGATTCACGGACACAACGAATTCGCAAACAAAGCCTGTCCAAGTTTTAACGTACAAGAAGAATATGCGAATTTATAGCCTTATCTTCGTTCTAACGCTATTTAGTTGTTCTGCGAAGTATCACTATAGGAAGGCATTAAAGAAAGGCTTAGAAGTGATTAAAACGCAAGACACAATTAGAATCACAACTTTAGATTCTATTCCTATAATTCATCACGATACGATTGTATACGAACATTTCTATTCTAGTAAAGACACCGTAATAATTTACGACAATATTTATGTACCGAAGACCAGATTAGAAACACGGATAGAATATAAGATAATAAGAGATACAATCCGACAAACTAAAGTAATAGAAAAGGCAAAGGCAAAAGCAAGTAAACAACCAAACTATTTACTTTGGATATTCTTAATTGTTCTATTGTTAATTGGCGGTAAGGTTATAAATAAATTCCTATGATAAATAAAAGATATAGACTAACGGCAGACGAAGCACAAGTAGTATTTAAGTACAGAGGTGTAAAGGCAGCATCAGAAGAAGCAGGTGTAGACGTAAAAAGCGTAAAACACGGATGGCTAAAAACTAAAGAAGCAAGTTTATTTTTTAATAATCCATTACATAAAGGAGAAGAAGAAAACAAAATAGAAGAACTAAGTAAAAAGCTTATAGAAGACTTGAAGCAATTTGCACCTGTTTATCCTACGTTAAAACGAACCAAAGAAAAGAAAGAACATTTATTGGTAATAGACCCTGCGGACATTCACATAGGCAAACTAGCAGATAGTTTTGAAACAGGAGAAGACTACAACAACCAAATAGCCGTTAAGCGTGTAAAAGAAGGCGTACAAGGCATTTTAAACAAAGCACAAGGCTTTCCTATAGAAAAGATTTTATTCATCGGTGGAAACGATATTCTACACATAGACACACCACACAAAACAACCGCAGGAACGCCACAGGACACCGATGGAATGTGGTATAGCAACTTTCTAATAGCTAAACAACTTTATGTAGATATATTACTTCAGTTAATAGCAATCGCTCCTGTACATTTTACTTTTAATCCTAGTAACCACGATTACCAAAGTGGTTTTTTCCTTGCCGATGTAATCCAAACATACTTCAGAAACAATAAAGAAATTACTTTTGATTGTTCTATAGCGCATCGTAAAGCCTATTCTTTCGGAAACAACCTTATAGGCACAACACACGGAGATGGCGCAAAACACGCAGACTTGCCTTTATTAATGGCTACGGAATTTCCTGTAGAATGGTCAAAAACTAAACATAGATACGTTTATACGCATCACGTACACCACAAATTTTCGAAAGATTTCATTGGTTTATGCGTTGAAAGCTTACGTTCACCATCGGGAACGGATTCTTGGCATCATAAAAAAGGATTCCAACACGCACCAAAAGCCGTAGAAGGCTTTATACATCACCGTGAAAACGGACAAATAGCAAGACTTACGCATTTATTCTAAAGTTTTTTGTTGATAATGTAACCTTTCTTGTTCATAAGTAGTAAATAGTTTGTATATTTGTGTATACAATTTAATTAACACTATGAAAAGACAGGAAAAATTAGAATTACTTATTGAAATCGAAGAATCAGTACAATACTTTAAAAACAAAATAGACGAAGCAGAATGGTCAAATGAATTTGGAGCAGGTTTAGAGTTTAAAACTATATCCGACAAAAACACGAACGATATTCACACTTTTAAAAAGTGCATAGATAGACTAAACGAAAGATTCACTAAACAACTAAACACACTTAAATAAATAGATTATGGACAAGAAAGAATTTTTACAAGACTTAATAGTTTTTATCGTAGGAGTAACAGGAATGATTTTAATAGGAATTTTAATATCTATTATAGTATGAAGCCAGAGATAGAAATATACGAGAACCAAGACGAAATAGTAGAATTTGGAATCGGAGAAGTGTTATTCCGTGTTTGCATAGAAACAGAAAACTATTGGGTAGATGAACCTGTAGGATTTAATTCTTTTACGGATGAAATCCAATACGAAGAACACAGAGAAACTTCTACGTTTGTAAAGATGAACACTTTAGAATATCAAGGAGAACTAATATTTACTAAAGAAGAAATCTGCAAAGAAATAGAAAGAATATTAAACCTATAAACCAAAACAAAGATGATGGCTAAATACCTAAAAAAGCAATTAACTATAGATAGTGTTAGCCAACAACGTGAACTGTGGGATAATATGCAATACTACATGGAATACTGTCAAAGAAACGGATATGTAACGCCTAAAGAGTGGATTGAAAAGCACAAACACTTCTAAAGTGGTGACTAACATAGAAATAAACTAACCAAAACAAAGAAGATGACACAAGAAATATTTAAAAAGGAATGGTGGGATAAATTCGACAATAGTTTATAT